CGACTTCTTTCTCCAGATCCGCGAGAGGGTCTTCATCAGCTCCCTTTGCGCCGGCTTCGAGCTTGTCAAGACGTTCAATAATGCCTTTCAGCAGTGCTGTAACATCTTCGTCTTTCGACTGCTCGTTCTTTTCGGAAGCAGGCGCTTCCTCTTTTCTTTCGGGTGCAGGAGCGGGAGCCTGTTCCTCGTCGCTTTCCTCCTGCTTGCTCGCCAGCTCCTCCATAAGCTCGCCGACGACTTCCGGGTCTGCGTCCTGCGTAACTATTCCCATAAACTTTGAGAATATGTTCTGACGCTTTGTGTTCTTCTTCGCCATAAAAAATTTCTCCTTTCGAGTAGTATTGGCTGCGCTGTCTTTTATAGCAACGTCTTTCCCGGCTCTGCCAGAATCGACGAGTGCAACATGATTGCCGCGAATGTTTTTTTGGTATATCTTCCCGCCTTGCTCCACATATTCGCATTTGTAGCCGCAAGAGATTTCCCGCTTTCCATCGTTCACTATTTCTCCGATGGTAACAGGGTCGGTGACGATAATATCTGCGAGAATCTTGTCAGAATCTGCTCCGCTGCCGCGACGAACATCTTTTACAAACCCCCGCTGGAGGTACTGTACGTTCTGCGTAGTGACTTCCTCGGAGGGGTGTTCATCGGTGAATATAGTCCCCTCAAAAGACGCTAACGTTATGGGCGAGAATACCTCGCTTTCCTCACGTGTAACAACAACGATTTCATCTCTGCGTTCGTCTTGCAAGTCTAACTCGCTTCCAAGATACTCCTGCTCCCCGGTTCGTGCTATTGGTACATTTTTGCAGATAAGAAACCCGTTCGGCGTTTCGGAGATATTTGGTGACAACTTTGTTGCGAAATATGCTCTCATTTTCCGCACCACTCCTTTCTTTATACCGCTATCTTCTCAAACTGCTTACGGCTCATTGTACGGATTGCTCCATTGAAATAAACCTTTGCGGGGAAATCCACATAATCAATGTTGACTATGGGTTCGGGGTAACAACGGCAGTTGTATATATCGCCTGCGTGATACTTTCCGGCGCTTTTCATTCCTGCTAATGCTTCTGGGCTTGGTGGGTCATTCCAGTTCACGAGAACGCCGTTCATCTTGGTGTGTGAACCTCTGACGCGCTCATCTTCTGACGTTCTCCAGATATACCAGTCTGCTCCCAGCGACGCGGCTCTTGCTTGTATGAGAGCTGTTTGGGTTTTGCTAACCTCAGTTCTGGCGATTAGTCTTAAACGGGATTTTGCCGTATCGGGGAACCTTTTCATCAAGTCGTCGAGAATATCGGTTGACCGTCGCCCTTTCAGTCCCTCGTTAGCTATGTATGATGTGAGCGTCTGTGAGATTGATTCCGGGAATGTCTTTATAAGACTCGCATTTTCTTTGACTTTAAGCCAAAAGACGCCGCCGTGAGGCTTTTTCAATTCCTCGTGTATCTGCTTATAAATCTCACTTCCACGTCCTGCCTTTGCCGCTGCTTCTCGCCAAGTATTGCTACTGCTTTTGTCGATTTTCGCTGTAAGGCTGTACGCAAGTCTATCGCACCAATCGCTAAATTCCAGCGTTTGTGCATATCGCTTCAACAGCCTCATTGCCTCCTGCGGAGTTTCGGCGTTGCTTACAGCCCTCTGCATTGTCGTAACAAGCCCGTTCATAGCGTGTATAAAGCGGCTTTCCGTGCTTTTGTTTGGGTTAGTTTTCATTCCGTGTCACCGCCGTTGCTATCCGCTTCTGCGTTCGGATTGCTTAACACCTCCATAATATCTGGCGGCTCTCCGCCAATTCCGAAGTCTGAGTCTGCTTTTTCTATATCTTCGTCTGTGATGTTGTTCCACATTCCCGTTGCTCTTGATGATTCTCTCAATTCCTTGAGAGCTATCTGTTGTGAGATAATGCCAGCCTGATATGTTGACACGATTGCCGTAGTAGTCTGCGTGAGGATATTCTTCTTTTCCTCCTCGCTAGGTCTGCGGACAGGTTCAAACTCAAACTCCAAATCATCTGGTATCGCGCCGAACTCGGATATGCACATAACTGGTAGCAGTCTATCTAACATCGGTCGAAGCGTCGCTTCCTGCTGCTCCTCAATGCTGTCGTAATAGTTAGCCATATCGCTTTCACCAGTAGCGTTCATTCCGGCAGGAGAACGTCCGAATAGCTTGGTTACGGGGATTGCCGCTGCGCCCGAAATATCGAGCATAAACATCTCGTATATATCAGACAAACCGCTGAATGAATACTGATGTGTTGTGAACACGTCTTTTGGACCGATAACCTGCATACCCTGGCTACTCCTCATCCAGTTCATCAGCGCGAGCGTTTGATACAGGTCTTGGAGTGCGCTAGGGTTAAGTGTTCCCAATTGGTCGAATCCGTCCATTTGGTATACTTTGAGGTTCGCCGAGAAAACAAGCGCGGCTATATTGTAGCTTGTGTTGTCGTACTTTTTCAGTTCAGAGTAAACGTGTTCAAGCTCACTTGTACCCCAATATTGCTCTGACTGCTCCTCAATATTAGGTAAAGGTCTGCCAATAAACCGGATAATGCGTGAGTGGTGTACCCTCACGCCAAAACCAAATGCCTCATCTGCGACTGTATAATACTTTGGAAGTCCGAAATCAGGGTCGCTTATGTTTTCAACAAGCTCTGCACTCGGAGAAATCCCGCTCCACCTGTCTACGACAATCAATCCCTTAAAACTCCCAGGCATTATGAGGTCATAATTGAGGGGCTGATCGAGCATATCTTCCTGACCCTCAATGACGATAACCGCCGCCGCGCCGCCATACAGTCTGCCCCATTTCAAACCCTCAAGCACCTTTGCTCTTACCGCCGTTCTTGCTTCCAGACGCGCGATTTGTTTTTTGCTCTGCGGAGAAATCTGTGACTTTATACTGTACCAGTTCTTCGTCATATCCTCCGCGACAACGTCCACAATGCGCTTTACTATCCAATTCTCGCGATAGAGCGCTGTAAGCGTGTTATAATCAGCGGTGAAATTAGTCTTGCTGTACTCGGTGTATTCCATCAGATTAGGCGTTCCGTATCCTAAACGCGCCAGCGGATTGCTGAACGCGTCTGTGGCAAATACCGGAGGAACGCTCTTGGAATGGGTTTCGGGAGTTGCAACAGTAGTTGAGGGCTTATCACGCGCCCGTGCCGCACCATTACGTTTTCTCTTGCTCATATACTCAAGTCCTTTCTACTCAAATCTTCTCTTGCGATATACGACGCTTGCTACAGCTTCTCTCAGCGCTTCACAAGCCGCCGAATTTGTCTTGACGGGCTTCTCCACGCCGCGCTCTGCCGCCTTTTCGTCCCATATATAGGTTTTTAGCTCGGATATAAGCTTTTCGCAATCTTGGCTGATAAGTAGCTTGTTCAGAGCGAACATTGTATCAACCTTTGATATACTTTTTCTCAAATCCTCGTCCACCACTCTTATGCGGTAGCCTCTATTTCTCAGGAGGTTCTTGAACGCTTCCGCTTCTTCGTTTATGGTGACATACACAACATCTTCTGCACGACCGGCAAACTCCTCAAAGTCTGCCAAACACTCGCTGTCGGAGAGCCTGCCTGTGCTGTAATACTCGCTCTCCACTCTGGCTATATCTCCATCGTCGAGGATTTCAAGATATACCGTAGGAATAGCAGAACCATACCCGACAGCAATATAACGCCTGTATTTATTGGGGTTACGACTGTCGGCGGTTTTTCCTGCGTATGTGTTTTCGATAACATCGAAAGCCGGGTAAACGAGTTTATCCCTTTCCGTGATTTGCACTAGCTCGGCGAACGCGTCGCTCGTAGCGTCTACCATATCCTTGAATTTACTGCTCGGGAAGCTCTCCAGTTGAGCAAAGTATTCATCGTTCCAGTTTGCTACCACAACGTCGAAATTTCCAGCCTGCCACTGCGCCGCTGCTGGTTCTGCTCGTGTCTCCTTGCTTCCTGTCACGGGTAGTATTCTGAAATTTAGTCCTGCGAGAAGTAGAGCGAAGCTTTGAGCTTGAGCTTTTCCCGCCTGACCTGGGTCTTGGGGCAATCTGACTTTGACGCTCCCGTATATAGCATTATCCGTAATGGCGGTGCGCTTGATGAGCGTTCGCACATCACCGGCTGATAGTCTTACGTTGATAACATCAATGACAATAAATCTACCGTCCGCTCTGCGTCCCATAAGGACACCAGCGGTATATGCAGACTCACCGCTCTCTGTTTCGGAAGTAGCTGCCAAATCCCACGCACGTACAAACGCTGTAACATCTTTCGGTACGACGGGTAACATGTTCCCGACTTGATTTCTGTTAAAGAACAGCCCAGCCGCACTCTTAATTTTCCAGTTACCATACAGCAAGCGTTCACGCTCAACAAGCGGTAGAGCTTCGAGGTTCGCCAAATAAGATGGGTCTAGCTGCATTAGCAATTGGTTATCCTGCAAAGTGCTTGCTATAAAAGTGAAAGATTTAATTGACCAGGGTTTAATACCCTGCTTAATTAAATCCTCCCTCGTGTCGCCCCAAACTATGACTTCGTTTTGACGCGCCATATATCTGATTTTGCCACTCCGCCCTTTAACCGGGTAGCCTGTTTCGGGGTCAATCCACCATTCAATGAGTTTCGCGACCCAACTATCTGCGTCCGGATTGCATGTTGCCCTAACATACGGCTCAACGCCGCAGGTCGAACGGTTTCTAGACAGCATATAAAAGAACTGACGCTCCGTGAAGTGCGTCAGCTCGTCAAAACCTATAAATGTAATCTGGGAACCTTGCCAGTCCTGCACATCTTCGTCACGTCCCAAATAATCGAAATACAGTGTGGATTTATTTGAGAATGTCCAGTGATACTTTGGACTCTTGGCGCTGACCGCGCCTTTTATCCCGCTGTATATGCTCACACTTGAATCCCAAAGACCTCCCGACACGGAAATCTGCGTATAATTGCGTCGGAAAATCACTGCGCGATAATCCTGCGTGTTCATGTATCGCAACGGTTCCATGAGAAGTGCAAATGTCTTTCCGCCTCCGGCTGCTCCGCCATACACGGCTATATTTGCGTTTGTTGACAGGAATTGTTCCTGCGGACCTCTTTGAGGCTTGATTACCCTATTAGCCATTATCCCCATCCTTTTGAGGCAGATAAATATCGACCGTTGTTTCGTCGATTTCTTCCCGGCTCTGCTCCAACGCCGCTACTCCCATGTTTGCGCGCTCCATCTCTGCACCAAGCTTCATAAACTCCTTTATGTCTTTCGGTGACAGTGACTCAATCGGTAAACTTTGCAATGCTTCGTATGCTTTTTTTTGAAACTGCACAGCCATTCCAATCTGCCGCTTTCGCATTGCCTGGAACGCTTTCTTTTCGGATTGAACCTCCTTTCTCTTTATCTCGTTGTCGTAATCGCGTGCGCGGCTCACCCAATTCCACTGACTACTCCACCTGCCCAAAAGCTGTGTACTTTTGTTCAACTTTTGTGCAACTTTTCTTATACTCCGTTCTTCTCCCAGTTTGCAGTAGAGGTCAAAGGCTTCAAACGCTTTTGTGGACTCGCCTGGTTGACGTTCCCAAGTGTATTCACTCTTCGCATTTCTCGCCATTATCCTCCTCTCCTTTGACGGCGTATTTATATACTACGTCGCCGTTTTCGTCGCGTCGAACAGGGCGCAATATGCCGCCGTACCCCTTTGCCGGACTTGTTGCCTTGCCGGGACTGTTCCAGTTGTCTCTCAAAAACTGCGCCATAGTTGTATCGTATTTCAGCGCTCGCGCCTTATTGCTACCTGTGTTATATCCTGCTGCTTCGCACCACGGGAAGCCGAAATACTTGTTTATTCCGTCCGCGATATCGGAGAAATGCACTTCCCCTTTCTCCCTCGCGGTGATGATTGCCTGACCTATGTTGCCTTGCTGGCTAACTCCCCATTCGGGAGGCACGCCACAACAATTGCAAGCGTCGTTGCATTCACGGCAAAAGGCGTCGCTCACGTGAAATCTCATACCCAGACTGTGTACGAAATCTCTCATTTCATGAATTATTGGAGCTTTTATTGCTCGGTTCAGCCTCTTGTATCCGCTCTGCTTGCTGTTGTCCATATAGAACTTGTGGATATCAAATCCACATATCTCACTCATCTTTGCGTAACGCTGTTTGAGGTCGTCGTTAGCCCGTGACTCCATACAGAAAAATTCAGTCGTCACGCTATCTGCTCCGGCTTCGTGTGCCTTTTCTATAAGCTGCTTAAAGTCGGTTGATACACCTATGATGAATGGGCGCAAGCGGAGCGTTACGTGTATTCCTATATCCGCGAGCCGCTTTATTGCTGCTAAACGTTCCTGCGGAGAGGGTACGCCCTTTTCCATTCGCCGAGCCTTGTCTGGGTCGGCGGTGATAATTGAGATTTTGACGTGCCAATTATGAGTGTGCTTTCGGAACAAGCTCATATAGCGTTCGTCCTCTGTCCACCACGCCGCCTTGGTGCTAAACGACAGCGGGTAATCTATCTTGTCGAAATACTTCAACAATTCCAGCGTCGTTCCAAATCTCCGTTCCCACTCGTCGAACTCGTCAGCAAGTCCACCCCACTGCATTATGCGGCGGTTCTGTATGTACGGGAAGAATTGCGCCTCACACTTGGAAACGGCAGAACGGTCATTCCGCGCTGCTGCCTCGAATAAGTTTATTACTTTCTTAGGATTTACGCTTCTCGGCAATCCGCCTCCGATATACCCGTCGAGCGTATGGCTCTTTTGGAAATACGAAAAGCAGTAAAGGCAGTTGTACGCGCATTTGCTGTATGTGTCAAAGCTCATTGGCATAGAGCAGTCTGGTGTTTCCATGCTCCAGCGCGGTGAGCCGTAATCTTGCTTTACTTTTTCCATTTCAATCCTCAATCCTGATTACTGTCGTGTTTGTACCCTCTTTAACCTGGTTTTCAAAGCCGTTTTCCTCAGCCCATGATTTCGCAGCCGCATTGTTGTCAAAGACGAGTGTTACGACCCAACTCCCTCCGAGTACCTGTTCTTCTGGATCGTCGTCCCAGTCGCCGTAGTCGTCGGTATCGAATTCAAGGTCGTCATTGTCTGCAAGCAATACTGCAATCTCCTCCGGCGTAAATCCTGTTACGCTTGCAACCTCGTAATCAAAGTCACGGAGCATTTTTTCCAGCTTGTCGAAATCCCACCTGCCCTTGATTTTGTTTAAGGCTACATTCAACAGTTTTTCGTCGTGTTCGTCCAAATCGACTACGGAGCAGGGTACTGTTTCATACCCCAGATTTTTCAGAACAGCAAGCCTTTGATGTCCTCCTACGACATTACGTGTCCGCTTGTTCCACACAATAGGCTCTGTGTTCCCGAACTCCTTGATACTTCGTTCCAGCTTATCCCATTCAGGCATTCCCGGCTCTAACTCTACTCTCGGGTTGTAGGGCGCGGGGTTTAGCTCCTCGATTTTAATCTCCTGTACCAAATTCATCGCCCTCCATTTTTATTGTGATATTGTGGGAAGTCCCATCAAATTTACGTTCCTGCCCTCTGTCTTTTAGCCACTTTTCGGCTGCTTCCTTTGACGGAAAAGAAAAGAATATTTTGAAATCCTTTTCCGGTTTTTCGGACTTCTCCTCTTTCGGTTCGCTTTCTTCTCCGCCGTCCGAAACATCCGAGTCGTCCTCATAGCTGAATGCCGGCGGAGTGGTTTCCTTTCCGAAAAGTCCGTCCAGCTCCTCTGGCGTATAGCCTGTGAACTGGATATCTTCGTCCGAAAACTCGGCAAACAGTTCTTCTAATTTTCCGAAGTCCCATTCGCCGTCAATCTTATTGAGCGCAACATTCAGTAGCTTCTCTTTGTCTGCGTCTACGTCTATCACCACGACCTCTGTTTCGGTCATACCCATTTCTTTGAGGACCTTTAGTCTCTGATGTCCGCTGACGAGGTTACCTGTAGTGCGGTTGACGATAAGCGGTGTCGCTACACCAAATTTCTCCAATGAGTTCTTTAAGGCTTCATACTCCGCGTCGCCCGGCTTTAACATTATGCGAGGATTGTATTTTGCGGGCTGTATATCGTCAAGTCTCATTACCGCCGTTTCCATTGTTTATCGTCCTTTCCCCTTTTTTAAGGTTATGCAATTATCTTTTGATGGGTCGATGTTAAATATGTCACCATGCTTGGCTTTCATCAAACGAAGCATGTCGTTACGCAAGTTGCTCTGACTGCTCCACAGTTCGTGGCAACCTCCCTCTAGGGTAAAATTAGCTTTAAGCGATGTGTTGATTGCTGTGTATCCGTCGAGCACTGGGTGTGAGCCGTATTTTTTTATTACTCTTGCTTCAAACTCCGGGTCATCGTAGAGTGTAAAAGTCCTATCAAAACGGAGTGCCGTATTAAGCAGACCGTATAAGCCAAAGCCGCACAACTTTATTCGGTGACAGCCTGCCTGCATATAGAATGGGTTTGTCACAAGGTTAAGTCCGAATGCGACTGTACCGTATAAGCTCGCTGCGGAAAATCCCTTTTCTATCACCTGGCGAAGTTCCGCCCACGTCTCGATTGTCCGAAGCTTCTTTTTGCCTGTTACGCGTTCAATCGTAAGAGCCTGCACTTTGTCAACATCATCTTCCATAAGCACCAGTTTCTTTCCTGCTGGAAAATGGTCGAGAAGCGTGTTTCTGTTATCTGCCACACACTCCCCCTCGCGGTATATGATTTCATTAACGCGCTCCGCTACACCAGCCTCTCTGTATTTGTTTAAGTCGTCAAGAGTCTGCACGGATAGGGTTATATGTTCTTTCGGCGCTCCAATTTTTTCGAGGTAGTCCAGCGTTCGCTGCGTTTTTGCTCGCTTGTAACTTGGAATGCAGATTTCGTATGCTTCGCTCATTTCAGTATCACCTTGCCTTACAGCGTTATTTTTTCGTCGTCTTTCAGAATGAGCTTTACTTCGTCTGCTCTTGTAGAATGGGGGGCGAGTATATCGGGGTACATTTTGCATAGCCGCTCCGCTGATTCCTTGTTTACTCCCGATTTCCAAACCTCGTGACAGCCGCCTGAATTCGTGCGATGGCGCGGCTTGATTGTCAAGAAGTTATATCTTATTACATTTCCGCCCGCCGAGAGAATCCGGGCGCAAAGCTCAATATCCTCTTTGGTCTGGTAACTTTCATCAAAGCGAAGATTACTGCCTTTCACAAATCCGATTGCGGTATTCACAGTCGCTTTCAGCGAAATTGTGCGTGACATAAAAAACGCATTATAGACGGGGTAAAGCCCGAGGAGTTCGGCTCCTCTCTTTTTTGCTATTGCAAAGCACCTGTTTATGTTGCTCGCCAATTCTTCACGAGTTTTCAGCGGGACGAGTTTTCCTCCGCGTAAAATACTTATGGTGGAAATGTCATCGTCCAACATCAGAATGTTTGTCGAGCCTCCGAAATGCTGTAATATGTTGTTGCGTGCCCTTGCCACTCTATCCGCTGCAGCGAGTACGATATTAGCTTTGCTTTCGTACCGCCTGTACTGCTCCCTGTCAGCCGACGTCTGGACAAAAATGTATATTCGCTCTTTCGGAACGCCCAAACTTGAAAAGTATTCCAGAGTTTCCTGCTTGTCAACTCTCTGATACGACGGTATCGCTACGATGAAGTTCTCCATTTGCAACTCTCTTTCTCAGTTCGGTTGAGCTTAAACCATGTGCGCGATTATTGTAAAAGATTGTTATTCCGCGCTCTTCGCAGGTTACTTTACCTGTAAAGTCCTTTCCCATGTAATCCTCGCCCACAAACCGTATGTCTATCGGGAGAGAGCGTAATGCTAAGTCCAAATCGGCTTCACCGCCCAGTGGTATAACTTCGTCAACAGCTCTGTGCGCCACAAGCTGGGCATATCTCTCAAACAGAGACTGCACTGGCTTGTTTTTTTGCGGTCGGTCGGTTGTGGGGTCGGCAATAATACCAACGTACAAATAGTCACAATGCTGCTTACATTCGTCCAGCATTAACGCGTGTCCAGCGTGAAGTAAATCTCCAACAACTGATGTAAATCCGATTACCATTTCTCCGCCTCCGTCTTGCTAATGTTCTCCAGTTCCACCGCGCTCTTTTCAAGAAATTCGCTCGGACGAACAGCTCTGTCGTCGATGTAGAACCCTTTTCGCCCCGCCCACGGTTTTCCGTAATGGATTTCGTCATAGGGGATTCCCCATTTATCGAGCCATTCCAGGAGAATTTTTGCAGTGTTTTTGTTTATAAGTCCTATATTTCCTCCGTATGTCCTCATGTTTCGGGAGGTGTACAGAACAATTCGCGCTCCGTTTTCTTTGTAATAGCGCATTTTCTCAACCATTGGCTGATATGGAATTAAATCCTCATATCTTTCCTCCGGCTTTTTTATTGGGCAGATTGTTCCGTCTATGTCAAAGACAAGCGTGTATTCGCTGAACATAGTCATTCTTCTTTCGACGTAATGTCAATAATTCTGTTTAATATCTCTATTCCTGTTCCCAGCATAACCATTTGGCGTCTTACACTATCACCATGGAGCGGTATCATGCTCAAAAACAATAAAGCCTCGATTAGCTCTATGTTTTCCTGCTCATCGCCTATCACATAATTGAGAGTAGTTCTAAGAGCGTTGAATACATCTCCGGTCTTTCCGTCGTCGTGTATCTCATAAGTTATCGTCGCGTCGGCTGGACTGTAATTGACCGAAAATCGGTCGCCGATTATGTAGTCGTACTTCCCATCAACGCTGTGAAACAGTTTAGCTAAGTCGTACCGGCTGTCGCCGTATATATCAAACTCTCCGAAACTGCCTCTGGGGTCTATCAACTTGGCGGCGGTGAAGTCGTCGTTTATCATAATGTTTGAGAAGCAGAAATCCCCATGTATAATTGAAAAGTTTTCTGTTCTGTTTAGCTTTCTGAGAACAGTCTGCTCCACCTTTTTCTCAATTTCGGCAAGAGGTAAATACATCTTTCCGTTTACGGTTATCGTGCCGTCAAAGAAGTTGCTGAAATCGGAGGTTCTTCTTAGCTGCTCCAATCTGCTTAACGTCTTTGTGAGGTACATTCTCTGCATTGAGCAGTATCCCTTTCTGCTTGTGGTAGAGTATTCAGAAAACCGTTTAAGAATTTTTCCTAGACACTCAAAAACTTTCTTCCAGCTTTTGTTGTCAAGGCTTCCACACAAAAGAAGCTCGTGCAAAGTGTGCCACTTTATGTATTCCATAACAACATACGGCTCTTTCGCGTCAACTGAGCAGCTCTCTATGTTGGGTATAAGGTCGCGAAACTCGTTTGGAAGCTTGATGTACCACTCAATTTCCTGCATTAATTTTTGGCTATTGCTGCTGGTTTTGGTAACAGTTCCTCGGTTTTCGTTTAGCGCAATGCGATTAAACTCTCTTGCTTTCACTTCAAGCTCTGCCAACGGTTTCATCTCCTTTTCAGAAAACAAGCAAGCCGCCCACAATTTTACTCGTGGGCGGCTTTTTGCCTCTCAATACATTTTTTCCACTTTATTATAACATAGGCGAATATGCCCTGTCAATGCCCGATTTTTGCCCTCGCGAACGTCACATGTTTTCAAGCGCTCCTATTCCGAAAAATAGGGTAGACAAATCAGCGACACAGGCGTCGATGTCTTTGTAAACTGTTCTTTCCCCGATGTTTTCAGCAAGCGCAATCTCAGTGACTGTCTTTGATTTCGGCGCCAAATAAAGGTCGTGCAGAACTCTCCAGCGGCGCTGGCTCTCAGACTTTCCAGACTGGTTACATGACGCCTCGTAAATATCCAGCATTCTGTTGACGTGCGTCATTATAATTTTCGTTCGGACACAACTCTGCTTAATGCTCTCTATATACATGTCGTCGTCATAAATACCGCTATTCATTCGAGCGAGAATTTCCGTAAAATCTGCGCTGTTTTCCTCCGCGCTGTCAACGTCGTAAACTGCGTTTTTGTAATGCGCCTGCAAAGTCCGGTAATTTTTTAAAAGCAGCTTGGTGTTGTGAAGTTTACGGTCTAGCTTCTTTTTACGGTATTTGTCCTGTTCTCTCTCTATGGCTTTGACTGCGGCGGCTGCTCCTACTTCTGCACCCGCCTGTGCCCCGATTGTTGCTCCCAGATTTAGCGCTGCTTGAATCTTCTCCTCCAGGTCGTTCAGCTTACTTTCAATAGCCGTGTTCACAGCCGCCTGCACAAGTTTCTCAATATCCGCAATGTTCATCTTTAGCCTCCATGATAAAATTTCTTTCGAGCGTCAGCTTTCGATTTAAGGGTAGCTAGGTGTTGATGGTGCTGTTCCCCCAATCCTCCACCATTGCCTCAATCTGTTCCTTTGGAAGTGGGATAATGCCTACAGACTCCGCGTCCGCTTTCACTCGGTCAATAAGCCGTGCCATCTGCTTGGTGTCGTACATGCTCGAACCGTGATACGCAAATACAAGCTTATACCCCGGTATCTTGCTATCGTCTATCACGTCACAGAACCAGCCAATGCCGTGCGACTCCCATATCCGCGAGAACTCCTCTACGGCTATCGCTTTTATAGGTAGGGGAGTGTACTCTCCCCCCTCCCGTATGTTCCTGCGGTATACTTCCTCTTTGGTACAGCCCACCACTTCCGCAATCTCGGTGCATAACGCCCACATATAGGCGTTCGCTTCCAAGCTGCGTTTCTTCCGCCGCCGTGTGATTTCAAACTCGCCAGGCTTGAACGGGTCGTTTTTAAGTGCGAACCGCAGAGCGTCGGTATGGGTTGTTTTCAAGATAAGCTCGTCACCGCTTATCTTAAAGCCTTTTATGTTCAAGCTATCACCGCTTTCTGAATATCTGGTCTTGCTCATTCCAGTCGGGATAATGAGATTTTAAGTAATCTGCGAGGAAGTCGCGCATATCATTCCTGCCTGCTCCGTCAAAGCTCCTATGGCAATCAATGCAAAGGCTTATGAGGTTTTGCGGCACTCCCTTTCCTCCTTGTGTTCTGCTTATAAAATGAGCAAGCTCAATAGGCTTGTCAGTTCTTCCGCAGTAAACACACCTGCGTTCGTCCCGCCTGTGAACTTCGTTCCTGCTCCGGCTGCTTATATCGGTGTTCTTTTTACGCTCAGTCATTGGTGCCTCCATTGCGTTTCAAGGCTTTTTGAGCAGGCACAGACACAGTGTTATCGGTAACGCTGCCAAGATATTTGTCGCAACTTCGGCAATAGGCTTTGCCATTGTAAGCTCTGCTCTTATATTTCAGCCCATCATACAGGGTTTCATTGTCTGCCTCGGCACCGTCAAAACACTCGTTATAACGTATCACGCCATAGACGTATTCTTTGGTGTAGTATTCCGAGCAGCCGCAATACGGGCACTCGGTTAAGTTAGAAAACTTCATTTTCCCATCGCCTCCACATAGCACCACGACTGCGGCGGCTTTGATATCTCGCAATCCTCCCATTCACAATAAGCTGGTTCTTCCAAGCTACTTGTGCAATAATACTTACAATGCTCGCAATTGTGCGAGCACGGCTTTTCAAAAAGGCTCAATTCTTTCGGCTTTTCGTAAATTTTCAGATTGGAGATATGCCAGCCCCAAAACGTCTTGCAGAATCCCTCGCCGATGTACGCCTTAACATCATCGAACGTCATGCAGCACGAACGGCAGAAATCACAATCATTGGGATTGTCTGCTTCGTTTGAGGTAAGCACTTTGAAATCTCTGCGGTCGTCGTCATCGGGGAAATCGGCATCGCGAAATATTTCTCTGATGTCCTGGTAAAAGTCATCAGTTTTGCAAAACTCGGCTTCGTACTCGGAAATACTGTCGCAGGTGAATTCACCGATGACTTTCTGTTCGTTGCCGTTTGAATACGGCGATAATGTTTTAATGAATACCGGCTTTCCGTGATAGATTGTGCCGTAATCATTATCGCCGTCTTTCATTACATACATCAACAGGTCTTTGCTCTTAGACTGATATATGTAACATTTAAACGGCGTATCGATTTTCGGTCTGGTTTTGCGTACCTCAATAGTTTTCTTGCCGCTTGCGATAAGCCCGCACCATCGCGGCTGTATGCTTAGCAATACTGATTTATCATTCATCAACGTCTGCCCTCCTGTTACGCAACAAGCGATGCCGCAATCAGCGCTTTTGCGTTGTCTGTAATGAGTAAATCATGATATTTGCGGTATTCGATATCCCATGCGTCAGCAAACTGGTTATCTCCAGGCGGAGTAATTTTCACACTGCCAGTCTTAGAAATCGCTATGGGTGCGGATTTCGGACAGATTATCCAGTTGATAGGTTCTGCGCGAATGGCAGGGAAAAAACCGTTTGCGTCAAATATATATTCGGTTTGCATTCTTTTCGACGGCACCGGAATAATTGGGATACCATTGATGGATTTCACGAAAAGCTCAAGACTGCCCTGCCTAAACTGAAAGGGTTTGAGTTTTGATTCACCGGAAAGCACAAGTTTGTCGTAAACCGGGCGGCTCATAGCAACAACTATGTCGCCATTGCCATAGTTGTTATCGCAAACCATGTTGCAAACCTTGTCCAACTGGATAAGTAGAGCAGACACGACTGTATCCTTACTTGGAAAGTAGGTCTGGCGAATACCAGCAGCCGCCGCCAGTTTTGAGTAGCGGTAAGCGTCAATCTCAGGAATAACATGAGTGCGCTGGAACTCAGCTGCGGCATTTGCCGCAGCGAATCCGAAGCCGCTCTCGTCCACGTCTATTGCGTCAATGCAGAAACGTCTGCCTCTTTCCTGGGTGAGCGTAAATGTCTCGTAGGTATAGGTGACTGCACCGCCGGAGTACCCCGCGTCACGGTCGTAGCTACCCAGACCCTGGAGTAACATCTTAGGGAGCTTGATTTCATTCTCTCCATTGTAAATCTCCTGGGTCACATTCTCCTCCATCCAACCGGAAGTCGCTCCCTCTAACGCCTGTCTGTCAAGCTGATTCTGCAAATTCTTTTCGAATTTCTTAATGTTCATTTCAAATCCTCGCTTTCGTCTGCTTTATTTTGCCGCACTTCTCGCAGCGCTGAAAGATGATAAACCCTGTCGGGCTTTCACTCCGCTTTCCGTCCGGATATGCGGAATATATCTTGCTGGTACCGAGCACGGTGTATTTATGCTTGCAGAATAACATGTCACTTACCTCCAAAGCTGAGAATTGGCGCATTTCGCTTCTGACCAAAGTTCCAAAAATGTGCTGCTTTAGCTTTGGCAAGCTCTTTACTTGGTGCTATCCGACCTCCCATATTTATCAGGCATTTGCGGCACCAAATGTTGCATACCCACAACCCTGACAGACGCGTAAACCGCATCGCCGGCTTACACCCGCATATCGCACATTTTCTCCTCTTGAATATCATTCTGTATCACCCCACTTTATAGCCTGACCGCAATGGTAACAGTAATCGGCTATGCCTGTTCCTGCAAATCCGTGTCCACAACAGGGGCAAGAATAAGCGCTTGTGTATCTTATGCGTTCTTTGCGGTTTTGTATAGGTGCCTTAGGTATCTGCTTTTCGAGGGCTTGTTTTGCTTTTTCCAACCATTCAAAGTCAAATGATGTTAGCCGATACTCTAATGTTTCATCATAATGGATATCGGAGGATAAAACCTCGTCTATGTTTCGGATTGCTTCTTCTACGGTCATTCGGTTTCACCTCCGTCCTTTGTTCCGAAAACCTTTGCAGCTTCTGACGGGCTTTTAGCTTTTACAAGCCCCACATAGTCACAGCACGAGCATTTCACAGCATATAGCCTTTCCTCTGCATAGTAGGTTTTAAGCCTTGTACCGCAGATTTTGCAGCGTATATCTTCGGGCGTTCTCTTATACATTGCAGGAGCGCAATGCGCTGCGTGTAACACCTCATCAACCCTCATCTTCATCTGTATCGCCTCCGTTCCAGCCAGCGCGAAGCTGACAGTTTTCGCATTCCGGCATATCCTTACCAGTACACAGCGGGTATGGATTGTTTCCCTCCGGCGTAAAGCATTCAGGGTTTGTATTCATGATGTTATCACCTCCGTCCATATCGTTTTCAGAAATCTCATGCCAGGGTAGAGGGCAGTCCCTGAAAAAATGTTCCCTCGGCTCGCCCTCGTCAGCTGCGCCACGCTGGCATTTGTGCTTTTTCATGCTATAGTAAGGGCATTCACCGCAGCAACCGATTTCAATTTCAATGATCCGCGCCATTAGTTCCACCTCCGTTCATCAAAAGCTCAGGATTATCATAGATGTTCCCTATAACAATCATCTCACTGCGCTCAAGGTAAAATTTGTTGAGAGGCATAGTCAGGTTAAACGGCTCAAGTTTGCTAAGAGGGTCAGCAGTCGGAATAACCTCGGTGTGCCACCCCACAACATTTTCAACAGCCTCAAATGTTTCGAGTTCAATTACATCGAACTCGCCCAAAACAACCTTGCAAATATCTTTCGGGTTGTTGTGGCACATCACAATATCACCGTTGCAGATGGTTTTTCCGCGCATATCCGTGAACCCAGAGGGTTCACGTCCAACGCGAACGACGTCACCAACAACAGACTTCTCAATAACTTCGTTTATGCCTTTCCGAATAGGAGGCATTACATCCCATGTGCTAAAGACATACGCCAGCTTCTTTTTCAAAATGCGCCTTGAAAGAAATATATCACTCATTCTGTGTCCTCCTTATCTTCATTCTCCGGCGGTTCTTCCTTGCGTTCAGCATAAAACTGTTTCCTTTTGGAATCATATGCTTCCTTTGCTGATTCAACCTCTGCCTCCAAGCGCAAAACCTCAGCAGACACTTCTGATTTCACGCTCACTCTTTCTTCATAACGGAACATCTCGTTAGCAAAGTTGATCGCTTCTGCAAAACTAGAGACAAAGCTTTCTAAAGCTCTTTGCGCTTCAAGCGCTTTGCGGGCTTTTTTCAACGTTTGGATTTCATCTCTGCAATACCAGCGCATAGCTCTTCGGGTATCTGCCGCCTTTTTAGCTCGTTCTTTCTTTTCCTGTTCTGCTTTCAGCCTTTTCTCCTCAGCTTCTTCGCGCCTAAGCCTTTGAGCAAGCATATCATCAACCCATTTATCCATGTCGGTATCATCGTCAAAGTCGCAGCACGGTGGTTCTATAGGTTCTCCGCCATAACAAACAATACCACCAGGGCAGAGTTCGTTCTCCAGCAATGGGCACCCATCACAACACTCTTGCTGTTTGAAATATTTCCAGAGCATTACGTTTCTCCTTCGCCAAATAATTCCGGGTTGTCGTAGATGTTGCCGACGACCTCGAACTCTAATCTAGCGCATATTGCATAACGTATACCGGATTTCGTCTTGCAAGCATAACGTGCCTCCTCTGACCAGTATATTACGCAGCCTGTAAAGGAACACGAACGTGCTTTCACATGCACGATATCCCCCTCGAAAATCTTCACACCGTTGCGGTCTGTCAGCCCGGTGAACCGACCGACGGTGTTCGGGTCAACACCAACCCATACACCCTCATCATCAAACACAAAATGCTGGTAAGTGTTGCTGCGGCGAGAGTACCAATAAGAGCCCTCTACCCACTCGCCGTTATTCACACGCTTCCCGCGGAAAAGTATCTCACGCGTCATATCACTTTACCTCCGTGTTTATACGACCGTGTCTTGTTGAACTCATGTTTCTTGGATATCATCGCGCCGATATCAATGCCGTACTTTCCGCACATATCCAGTATGCGGATAATCACGTCAGCCAGCTCGGAGGGAATACCCTCCGGCTTGCCGCCATCGCTGTAGTAGGTTTCGTCCGGCTGGTGTCCCTTGCGGTATTCCTCCAGAGCTTCCGAAAGTTCCGAGTGGCAGAGCGCTATCAGTTCAGCGAAGCTGCGCTCCTCGTCCCACCAGCCGTGGTTTACTGCGTTCTCGTGGACTTCCTTTGCGAAAACTCTCATGGTTCTGGTTATTAATGTCCTCATTCCTGTGTTGACCATATCAGTCCCTCTCTTCCTTTATCGTTATGCCAAGCTGCCTGCCGAGCCACTTTAAACCCCCTGTTGTCAGCTTGTGATATATGTACTTTTCGCTCTGCGATTTGGCGATTAGCCAGCCCGGTAACTTGTTTAACAGCCTGTTTCCGGGAAAATTAGAAGCGAAAAAGTTACGATACGGTCTGTAAAACGCATTACCATGTCTGTGGTATGGTCTTTGGCGGTCAAGTCCTACCATGTGTTTACAGAGGTCGATTACTTTTGCAAGCTCTTCTGGGGTAAAATCCATTTCAATCCCCATATCTATTCCCATTTCGCCGAGTGCAGTATCATGCTCATTGCACCTCTTTTCAGCCCAGTTTCTGGGGTGCTTGCAGCCTAACATACCGTCAGCGTGCTCTATTCCGTATTTGCCCTCGCATTCGGGGCAAACATCATCTTCGGCAATAGGGCACAACGGGCAACAGTCACATCTCATTATTACTTGTTCCTCCTCTCATAGTCTGCTATGTAGCCGATAACGCGCAAAGCACAAGGGATAGCAAGCGAATTACCGAGCATGCGGTATCTTGCTCCGTCGTTGTCAAGTCCGTTGAACCAGCGTACCAACTGCTTCTTACCCGGTTCTTTGCTGCTTGCTTTACCTCTGACGGATTTATCAATCAGAAAAACTGACTTGTAGAACTCGTAATCTTCGTCGCTCATCTCCGAGATTTTCGGCAATGCTGTCCAATCATCAGGATAGCCTTGTAAGCGTTCGCATTCCCGTGGAGTCAGCCTGCGGACTATCCATTTAAGCGTTAGATATAGTTTATACATCACCGCGCCGCAGAAGTTAAGAGAAATACCACCATTCTCCTTTGCCTGTAATGTTGGGAACAGTTCTTTGTTCTCCTTGAAATTCCTGCAATCTATGCCGTAAGCAACCGCTTGTTCGAGAACGTTACGGTCTATCGTGTATATTACAGCCTGCTGGTCGTGCATACAATCCAATGCATAGGTCAATTCGTGGAGTCCAGTATTGTTTGATTGACCGTTTCCGATAGCGTATACAACATCGGCGTTCTTTCCGGTTGTTAAAGTCGGAGATTGTTCCTCCCGAAGTTCAACGCCCGCCGCCGTTATACTGTTCTGACCGTGAAATCCTGCTGATTGAACAACAAGCGTCGTATAGTCCGTGACCCGGCTGTTATGGTCGCCCGTTATCGTCGGGCTTATTATCCCGTCGCCATTTCCGCGCGCGTCATAACAAGCATTTTGAATTATAACTGCTGTGTTATTTGCTCCGCCATCTCCCATTGCCTGCAAACATGGGTAAACTCCTTTGGGGTCGAAAATTCTTTTGCTTTGGCAATCCCACGGAGTTAAACATCTTGCGTTGTCTGCTCTAGCACCGTCGCCCCCTTGCGTACCATAAAGCAATGCATTTTCTTTAGCTACTGACGGTATCATCCCTGCTCTTAATGTTGGTGCGCATTCTTCTTGATAGCCTATTCCTCTGGCTTTGGCTGAATTTCTGTCCAAGAATCCATTTGCTCTTGCAACGCCTTTTCTAGCAACGGTGGTAGAGGTTTGTGACGATTCCTTGCGCGGCGCAAGATACCGTTGCACGCTGTCGCACTTAAAAAGTATTTCGGCGGCACTATCGTTTCCAAAACTGCCGATAAGGTAGATACGCTTTCGACGCTGGGGGACTCCCCAATATTGAGCGTCAAGGAGTCGCCAGGCTGCGCAAACTCCCCCCCCTCGTACCACTCCTGCTTTTGCCCATTTTCCAGATTGAGGTACTGGAATTTCGGTCTTTGTGATTTTTTCGAGCACCGTTTGAAAATCTCTGCCACCGCGGGAGTTGAAAGCTCCCTCGACGTTCTCCCAAACAATGTAAGTTGGATAGCGTCCATATGTTGCCTCTCTCATCTCATAAACAATTCTTATCGCGTCAATAAACAGCCCACTCCGCGTGGTTTCGTCGCTACCGTTATCAACGTGTTTCAAACCTTTTCTTTCGCCTGCGACCGACAAGTCTTGGCAGGGGCTTCCGAATGTTATAATATCCACCGGCGGTATCTCCGAGCCGTGCATTTTGGAAACGTCACCGAGATGTTTCATATTCGGGAATCTCTGCTTTGTGACTGCCACGCAAGCCGGGTCGACCTCCGCCGCCCATATCGGAGTAATTCCTGATAGGGTTGCGCAAAACGGGAAACCACCTATTCCGTCGAACAGGCTTCCGAGTGTGAGTCGTTTATCGCTTTCGGTTATCATTTGACTACTCCTTTCCTATAACCATTAAGTTCCACTTGACAAACCTTTCCTCTCATGTTATAATGAGAACGTGTAATGTGTTTTATTTTGTTGCCGCATGAGTGATTGCAGTCGCTCGGCGGCTTTTTTTCTGCTTCCAGCGCCATATCGTGGAGCGCGGGATTTTCAGCACTGCCTGAATTTCTCCGAACGTCATACCGCTATCGAGCATTCGCAGAGCTTTTCGCTTGATTACTTCGGTGTAACCATTTCTGCCGCTGCGGTCTTTTCTGCGCGGGATTCTCTCGATTGCGAGCCAGTTCTGGACGGTGGTATCGGCGCAGCCTATTTCTTTTGCCACCGCTCTAAGGCTCAGTCCGCTTTGATACAGCATTATGGCGCGCGTGCGCTCTTTTGTGGTGTACACGTCTTGCCCTCCTTTTCTTCTGCGGGAGCAGTCCTCTGAACGACCACACCATGATAATGCAGATGATTGCCACGACGATGTCCGCGCCGTTCATGCGATAGCCTGTCAATCCGTTCAGCGCGGAAGCTATCCAGCGCAGATGGAAGCCTATCAGCGCGGCGGCTGCATAGGGTATGTACTTCTTCATTCTACCACCTCACGCGAATATGAGTCGGTACCGCTCAACTTTTGCAGATTCGACGAACGTCACCGCACAGTAGAAATATCCCTGATCGCAGTATGTCGGCGGAATAAGACCGTATACAGGATTGTTGTTGGAACTAGTAGCTGCTCCGTGGCGTATACGTGTCACGCCGCCCTCGCCGGGTTTGAACCACTCTGCCAGCCGGTCTGCCGCAAATTGAGTCTTTGTCAAGATTACTAGGTATTTTAGCATAGTTTTCCTCCCGTTTTATTCCGCATGATTACTTTCAAGAAGTTCTTCGACGGTGATTCCGAATACCTTTGCAAGGGAGATAACCTCAATGTCAGTTATGAAACGCTGACCGGATTCCATGCGCTGGACAGCGTTCTTGTCGATGTCCAGACCTACGACCTGCAATCTGTCTGCAAGCTCTCGCTGGGATATTCTCAGCGTCTTGCGGAGCTGTGCTACCTTTACTCCAGCAATATTGTTTCTACCGCCGGGTGTGCGATTACTAAACATGTGTTTTCCTCCTGTTAATTATCTGATGTGCTTTCCGGGTCGAACAGTGTCATTTGATTTGGGTCGGGCGGTGCATTTTCTTCGTCGAACCTATCTTTACAGCAAGGACCCATTCCGTTTCTTAAGCCGAACTCAGACGTGAGTAACCTCCCACACCTGATACACTTTGTAGCTTTGATTTCAAATACATCGACCTTTGTTTCTTCCGACATATTCGTCCCCCCTTTCCTATACGCTTTCTGCAAGGGTGATTCTGCTTGCTAGGGCGCGAACCCTGGTATACCCGTTCTGGTCGAGCAATACTACCGAGCGCTGCTTGTTCCTGTTGCTATCAAACCATAAGATATATTCCAGAATTTCCTTGTATACCACGCCGTCATAAACAACGGGGAGCCGCTTTTTTGCGGCTTCTATAATTTCCTGCGATTCCATGGTAGCCTCCTATCAGAACGGATAATCGTCCGTAGCAGCATTCGCGAAATCGGCTGCGGGAGCCTGCTGTGGAGCAGGTGCGGAAGGTGCAGGCGCTGCCGCCTGTCCGCTTGTATTCTCGCCAGATTTCTCGCCCGTGAAGCTCACGCGCTCAGCGTTTACCTCGTACCATGTGGACTGCTTTCCGCTCTTGTCAGTGTACTGTCGGGTCTGCATCTCTCCCTCAATCAGAATCATGCGTCCCTTGCCGAAATATCTGTTGACAAACTCGCCCGTAGTGCGCCAAGCGACTACGTTGAAGAAATCCGTCTTGCGTTCCTCGCCGGACTGCTGAAATCGTCTGTCAACAGCTATTCGGAACGTGCAGACATTAATGCCGTTCGGCGTGGTTTTCAGCTCCACGTCAGAGCAGATACGCCCCATAAGTATAATCTTATTCATTTGGCTTCCTCCTGTTTTTCATCTTTTCAAAATAAAATGTAACCTTTCTGGGCTTCGGAATAACAAGCCCAAATCTAACGGCATTGCGATATGTAACGCTGCTCCGGTTCAATGTGTCGGGCATTTTCTCAACGAATTTTCGAAAAACTTCAAGGCTGCTTCCACCTTTGTAGTGGTTACAGCTTTTGCAAGACGGGAGCATATTGCACTCTCTATCTTCGCCACCGACGTGCAGTGGAACAATGTGGTCTATTTGCATTTCGTTATATTTGAGTTCGCAACCGCAGTAGGCACAGTGACCCTCAGTCTTTCTGAGTATCTTTCGGCGCTCATCTTTCGACAACCTACGCCGCTTGTAATCGCTCATTGTGTACCTCCATCTGTAAGTATTACCCCGACTCTCGGTGTGTCCGAATACCATTTTTCCGCTACAACCTCAACCACCACCGCGTCGTCCTTGTACGCATATCCGTTCAACGCGTCGAGAATAGCCTTGATAATGTTGTCCATATCCGGCTTAACCATGGGTCTAACTTTCCCCGCCAACATTTTTTCGCGTTCTGCTTTTGTAGCGCTCTTGGGAATAGGAAAGTATGCGATTATGCTTGCTTTGACAGCTCCGCGCAACGGCGGGTCTAACCGGCATTGTGATAGGTAACTGGTGCGTACTAGCGCTTCGTAGCTCCTGGTCTTTTCTGGGGTATAGGTTATTTTATGACGGCTGTCAAATCTCGGTCGTGCTTTGCCCTGCGGCTTTCCTGATACTACAAAACTAATCACGTCTGCTCTCCCTCCTCAATAGCTGCCTTTGCTTGGTTGAAGAACTCACAGCGGAGGCTCTTGGAAACTCCCGATTTTCTTGCTCCCTCGTAGTTAATGCTTTCCGCGTTTGTGCAGAACATATACTCCCTGCCGCACTCCGTTTCCCGCCTGCAAAATTCGCAGTTGGCGCAGTTCTCTCCCTTTTCGACGAGTCTATCGTATTCCCATATTGCTTCTTGGCGTTCGAGTATACACTTCATCAACTCCGCCTCTTTCTGCTCTGCGACGATTTGCTCAATATATCCAACAATCTGTCCAGGAGAGGGGAAGAAGCCTTTTCGGTCGTTGATGATAAACCGCTTAATCGCCTCCCGCATTAGCTGCTCAGGCACGTGCTTGAATATGTCGTACCACAATTGCTGTAAGGCTTGGACTTCGTATTCGTCGTAATTTCTTACGATTGTCGGAAATGCTGTTTGCAACACAAGAAGTTGTTCGCTTATGGTTTCAATCGGGAGCGCGTCCTCCGTTTGGATTGATAGCCAGGTCTTGTCTGTCGGGACAATTTTGTATTCGTCACCCATTGTCGCCGCCTCCGTTCAGAACAGCGTTTATAAACGGATTTCGGCTCTTGGTTTGCTGTTCCTGCTTAGAGCCTCCCGGCGGTTTGGTTTGTGCCGTCTGATTGTGTTTCGCCTTTTCTTCGGTGTAACTTGCAATTACCCACGAGAGAATAGTTCTGTAATCGCTGGCGTATTTCTTCCCTGTTGAGCCTTTGTAGTTATCCAGCTTTTGTATGCACCACTGTGTAGCTTCTTCTCCGTATTGCTCGACAAGCTTGTTGTATTCCTCCTCCGTCAGGGTTACGAAGTCTGCGTAGTTTTTCTTGTCGGGAGCTGCCTTAGCTGCCTTTTTGGACTTTGGAGATTTACTTTCGCTGGAGTTGGTGTGCGCGACTGCCATATTCGTTTCCGTTACCGTCGAGGTTATGGTATTCGTATTCGTTATGGTATTCGTATTCGTTATAGTGCATGGATTTGCATTGTGCAAATCCATGCAAGTGTCGCCGCTTGTATCGTTTTGCATACCGTTTGCATTGGTTTGCACATCGGCATTATTGTCTTGCATTGGAATTGTGCTGCCATACTCTGCCTGCTCGTTGCTGTTGTCGTCGGTTGCCTGGCTTTGCCACCGCGACTTTGCGCTTTGCTTTCGTTTGCTTGACAATTCGGCAGCTCTTTTTACCTGGGCATTTACCAGCGTGAATATCGCGTTATCCGACGCGTCCATTTGCGGTAATTCTTGTCCCGTTGTATCACAGAGTATTGCCGTAAGTATGCGCCCGCGCTGTTCCTCTGGTAAGGACAAAAGCACTCCAATTTCGGTTTCGTATAACGTTACTGCTACTGCCACCTTGCATTCCCTCCTCTCTAATGAATATAAACTTGCACGCCCGTCGCTCTTTGCACTTCCTGCTTGAACCTCTGTTCATTGCTGTTGTTGTCGGAAAGGTGGACGAGATGTATCTCTTTCGCTCTTGATATGTCATTAGCTTTGAGAAAGTTCAACAGCCTTTCAAGGCTTAAATGGTTCTTAGCGATTCTGGCGGCAAGCTCCGGCGATATTACGCCTCTGCTCACGCTTTCGAGTAGTTCGCGCTCACCGTGGTTGCATTCGACCACGAAATAATCAACGTTGGAGAAAGAGTATCGTACATAGGCGGTGTCTATGAAATAAAGCAACTTTTCATGTGTGTGACTGCTATAAAGCAGATAGCCAAGTGGCTCGGCTGCGTCATGCTTTACGTCAAATCCCATGATGTCGAATGTGCCGACCGAAAAGCTGGTAAGAGGTGATACTGCCTTGTACCTGTGTCCGTCTGCGTTGATTGCTCGGAGCGTTCCCGTGCTTGCGTATATATCAGTGCCGCGCTTTGCGAGGTCTTTGCAGGCTTTGCTATGGTCTTGGTGTTCGTGCGTAACAAGACACGCGGAAACGCGAGAGAGCGTAAAGCCGCTCCCACGCTCCAAGTCTTTGATTGAAATTCCTGCGTCCAGCAGGAGCGCGGTTTTGCCGTCGCTAATCAGCGTGGCATTGCCGCTGCTCCCAGGCGCTATAACCTTTATATCCATATCAAAAATCGGGTACTTCGTATGCTTCGTCCGGTGTTGAGTAGAACTCCGGCTGTTCCTGCGCTATCGGCTGGGGTTCGGTCTGAGCCGGTGCAGGCTGCTCAATTGGGGCAGGAGCTGGCGGAAGTTTCTGCGGAACTGGCTGCGGAATATCTATTGGTGTTGTATTAGCGTTTTCATTCGCCTCACCGTCAATTTCCGCCTGCGCATATACGACTTCGCGCTCCTTGAAGTGCTGGAAGTCGTCGTCGAGCTTTGCGGGGTCAATAGGTATATGCTTTTTGCTGTAAACCTCGCGAACTATCGTTTTCCGAACCATTTCGTCGAGCCAGCCCTCTGCATTGCTCCAGGTCTTGCTTCCATTTTCCCAAACCTGAACCTTTTTGCCGGTCATTTCTGTTCCCCAGAACTCGGCGCTGCCCTTTTGCGCCCGCTTTTTAATATCTTTCAGAGTTGTTATAACAAGCTCGTTTTTGTAGGGGTCGTCGTACTCAATATATCCGAATCCTCCAACGATGTCCCCTCTATTAAACGGCTGTGTTATTTCAAACTCGTATGTGTCGTATGGGTTTGTCCTGCTCTTTTTTATCGCCTTGAAGTTGTCCGTGCTGTAAACAACCTCTATCGTGACTGCTTTCGGAGGAACAAGAGCGTATTTTACCGCCTTGTACTGCTTTCCCGCGTACCCCTCCATAAACGCTATATCATAGCAGCCTTTCTTCTTGTTGGCGAACGGAATAGGGTACAGATGTGCTTCTTCCTGCATATCCAGTCCCATGCTGGCGGCGTGAACCGCGTCGAGGGCAAGGTCTGCCATATTAACGTGCTGCCAGTCGTAGGGTATAATGTTGTCGTACTGATGATTGGTGTTGCTCTCGTTCTTCGCCAATCTCTTAGACTCAGCCTCTTTCAGCAATCTGTCAATGATGATGAAGTAGCCCTGTACGAGGCGCTTCTGCTTATCGCTAAGCTGGATAGGATTTGCCGTAGCTGCGCCGAACTCGCTTATTACAAGATTTGTGAACCTCTGCGAGGGTGTCGCCACAGGCGCCGCAGGTTCCTGTTCCGCAGGCGGTACCTGCTCAACAGTGGTGGGGGTCTGCTTGCTTTCGGTTTGTACCATAATAAATTCTCCTTTCAAAATCAAAGCGTTTCGAGCCTAAGCTCATTATCGCTTTCACTTACCACAAGCCTTATGAGTTGTCCCTTTGTGGGGATAATATGAGTAACGCTTTCCGCGTTGTCAACAAATATCGGGAGTTCAACTCCGTAATGCTCTCCAAGAACACCGATAATTTCTATGCCGGCATTCAGCCGCGCCGCCTTGTTTGCGTCGGAGAACGGTACAAACGCTCCGGTGGCGGTAGGGACAAGAACATCGCATATATCTTCTATTCCATCATTCGAGGTGTTCTGTTTAAAGAGCTGAAATTTAACGGTCTTGAAATGCTCGTGAAACTTGTCGTTTAGCAGAGCCGATTTAACACGCGTGAACTTCTCACAAAGGTACATTGAGCGTTCCGCTTCTCCCAATTGTACTCCAAGTGATTTTTGTTCCTGTTCCAGCTCAGATATTCTCGCTTCCTGCACAGTTTTGGTTTCGAGTGCTGCGATAGAAGCGGTTATGGTTGCCTCTTCTGCTCTCAAATCCGCTATACGCGCGTCTATGCTGTCAGTCCTGGGCGCTTCGCATTCTCGACTTTTCAACTCATCAATCGCCGCAGTGATCTGCTTATATTCATCGGTCGTTTCGAAAGGCGGAAGTTTACTTGCTTCCACGCCTTTTTTATATTCATCAAGGCAGCTGTTGAGATTGGCAATCATTTCTTTTTTGTTTGCAACAGCAGCTTCCAGATTAGCGACCATCTGCTGCTCTGCGGCAAGCATTTCCTTTGAGGCTTTCGCTTTACCCTCTGCAATCAAGCCATTCATAGCCTCTGTAAGCGCAGTAAGGCGGTTACTCTTGCGCTCATTAAAAAGTGATTTGAGGTCCAGAACTCTGCTTTCCGGCAGGGCTTGTCCGCACTTATCGCAGACTGCGGAGGTTTCGTCAAACTGCTCACGCTCAACCTCTGCGTATTCCACCTGCTTTTCTTTGTGAGAAGTCATAATCTGTTCGCGCTTCTTCTCAATATCAGCTACCCGCTGCTTTGATTGCTCTAATGTCCGTGTATTCTGCGACAGTTCGTTTTCTTCAACTGCCAGCTTTTCCCGAATTTCCTGGACTTTTTCTAATGCCGCGTCGGTCGCTTCACGCTGCCTTTCCGAATACCTCGCCCTGGCTTCCGAAAGAGCCGCGTTTTTCTCCGCTATCTCCGTCCTTGTATGTGCTTCCTTGTCATTTCCTGCAATGATGGAGGCGCGTTCTTTCTCTGCTTCGGAGATGGCTTTTCGGATATCTGCCGCCCGATGTTCCATAGACTCCTTGCTATCGGTCGGGAGCTTGTCCGGTATAGCCTTGGTAGCTTCGTCAATTCTCGCGGGAAGCAAATCCAGCCTTTTTTTGACAGTCGACTGCTTTGCCTTGACTATCTTTTTGTACTCGGCAACGGAGTTGTTTCCCATTAACAAAGACAATTCTCTAAGCTCTGTATCGGTTTCCATTATTTCCGAGTCGGATATATTTCCGCAGATTTCAAAAAGAATTGCAAGGCGGTTTTCCCAGTGAAGCTGTTCTGCGAAGTAAGCAGGCATTGTCAACAGTTTTACTTTTTCGTCGCTGCCGAAAATATTCTTCCAGAATTCCTGGTACTCCTTTTCCTTTTTAGGGACACCATTAATATAGTAGTCGGTCGTATGCCCCGAAAGGATAGACTCAGCGCTGCCTCTTGTCTTTTTGTAAACTTCGTGGAATACGCGTCTGAAAGTTGTCGTAGTGCCGTCGATTTCGATATCGCACTCCACGCTGTGGTCGAGGTTGTGAGCCACACCCTCCGCCGTAATTGTTTTCGGCGAGAAGTTCGCACGTTCCTCTGACGCTTTGCCGAACAGCAGCCATGTAAATGCGTCAAACACTGTGGTCTTGCCCGTGCCGTTCGCGCCGTAGATGTTCGCGTCGTAGCCGCCGAAGTTGAATTCGGCTTTTTTTATCCCCTTGAAGTTTTCAAGTTACATTCTTATGAGTTTCATTCCTGTTCCTCCTTGTTGTCCCCGTGGTAGTAATAACATTCCACATCGGGAATTGTGTAGTAGTCGCTCATAATGTTGCGTTCTTCTTCCCATTCCCTGAGCGCCTGCTCAATCCTGCTATCGAGGTTTTTGATATCCTCTCTGCTTGCTGCCGAAAAGAGGTCCTCTTCGGCACCGTAAATGTCGCTTGCTCTATCTTCAAGCTTTTCGATGATATAATCGCCTAACCCGCTTCCCACAGCTTCAATCGTGACACGCTTGCCTTTGCCAATGCAAACATAGTCACCACCATCGGTGTAGCCGTACTTGATAAGAAGCTCCTGCGCGATAGCGTCCAGCTCGTCGTGGCTTGGACTTTCGGGGATATCGCGTTCAATCTCCTCGAAAAAGTCGCCGCTATCCGCGTTAAAGCAGTAAAACCATTTAATGTCGTTCATGCTCCTTCTCCTTTATTGTTTCAAGAATTCCCTGGAGTATCTTTTCTCGCTCCTCGGGCGATTTCTCGCCTGCGTCTGTGAAATGGGTCATAATTTGTGCCCTCCCTTACTAGTCGAGCCATGCCCTTGGTGGCAGCTCCGCAATTAGCCGGTCAAAATAACGTGAATCTTTGCTGGAATCATTGAAATCTTGCTCCGCTGCTTTTTCGTAGGCTTCCTCAATGCCTTTTATAGTTTCCAGATATGACGAGTTTTCGTCCCGAAGAATGTCAAATGTCGCCTTTAGGTAGTCGTAACGGTATCTCAGATTGAGAAATGCCGCCGCGATTCCGAAGCACTGCTCCGCAGCCCTTAAAAGCTCCTGCTTTGTGAGCCTTGACAGCCTTTTTTCGGCTTCTTCCTGCGCAAGACCACCCTCATACGAGCAAAGCGTGAAGTAATCCTCCTCATAACTGTCGTATCCAAGCATTTTCACGCTCCCTCCAGCGACGCGGCAGAAAAAGTCGTCGAAGCATTTGCAGACATATTCCTCCGAAAGCATGTACGTAAGCCGCTCGCAGTCGCTTTCAAGGTCGGAGAACATCATGCGGAATTCGTATGCTTCTTCCTCATTGCCGTCTAACGCCGCAATTAGAGTATCTTCATCCCCCTCAGCAATCCACTTTATGTCAGAGCAGCAAGAGGATATATCCATCAGTTCGGCTTGTATATCAACAATAGTAAAGCCTGCCGCGATGCCTCTTTTATACCTTAACTGCTTTGCACGTTCTGCTCTTGTTTGTGCCATCTTGAAAACCTTTCCACTCATGTTATAATGAGTATGTAATCTCCATGCAGCCACCTCACGCGACAACGATCCGGTACGGGTCTACATCTGCGGATTCGATGTACGTCACCGCGCAATGGTAATATTTCGCGCTACGGTAGATAGGCGGAATTAATTCGCGCCAGTTACTGCTGGTGCATTCGTTAGAGCCGCTGGCTACGGAGGCAACTCCATCTTCCCCCGGCTTAAAGGATAATCTTAGCTGATCCGCGACGTAACGGCTTTTTGTCAGTATTATAAGGTATTTATTCATGTCTTTCCTCCAGTTCCTTACTGCTTTTCTTTTTGCTCCGTGAAAATCCCCCGGCAAGTATATATAGCGCGAGGGAAATTCCGAACGCGAGGAGCATTTCTTCACCGCCGAACGCGGTATATCCTCTTTCGGCGGTCGCTGCCAGCTCCATAAAGGGGTAAGCAGCTACGCTTACTATTGCGACGATTACTGCCGCTATAATACGCTTCTTCATCTTTATCACTTCCTTTCACTGAACTATGAAGCCTCTGCCCCAGACTGCCTTGCTGCCGCCTGAGCTGCGAAAGCTCTTTGCGCGTCCCTTGCTATCCTCTTTAAGATTTCGGGAACTTCTTCTCTTGGTCTGCAATAATCGGTCGCTATTCTTACATGTGTGTTGCCGATGTAAAAATCTCTTGCTACCTCTTTCGGCTCCAACTCTTTCAAGATGTTCATGCGCTCTACCCCTTTCTTTATAGAATTATGAGGACGTCGGAATGTCCTATGACTCCTCGTCGTTTGTGAGCTCTCTGCTTTCAAGGTAGGTTGCCGCGCTCAAAATCTTATTCGCGATTTCACGGAGCGTTTTCGCCTTGATTGTCAGCGTTTCTGCTTCCTCCGGAGTGATTATACCGTCACGGAGTATCGCCTTTACTGCTGCTCTCGTTTCGGTAATATCGTCGTCCGCCAGCTCCATTTGGAAGCTAACATCTCCGTCTGTAATCGGCTCTGTCAGCTCCGGCAGATATCCTGCGAGCTGGGGATTGGTGTAGCGTACATACCAGGTCGCGAGAAGCGGTGTCCTGTATACCTTTACCATAGCCGCCGCAAGCTCGGGGCTGACAGGCAAATGCCCGTTTTCGTACTTTGAGAGCGTGCCTACGTCCCCTATATTAAGCAGGACGATTGCCTGTTCCTGCGTCAAGCCTGCGTGCAGGCGACAAGTTTTGTAGTATAACTTGGTGTTATCCGCCATTCTGGCTTGCTCCTTTCTGTGGTATAATTGATGTAGTCAAGAGGAAATGCTCCGGTAGTCAACAAAAGTGCCGACGTACTCCCTGCTGATTATCCCCTCTTGCGCTTCATCACATAGTAGCTGCTCCTGCTCGGCTTCTCCATACAAGCCGATAAGATAGCCTGCTCCGTTGTTCCGTAGAGACTTGCAAGTGCCGGGATTTTTTCGAGCTTCGGCTTACCATCGCCGCGCTCCCAAATTGATATTGCAGCTTGGGTCACGTCAAGTGCCTTTGCTACATCAGCCTGTGTCAGACCCGCTCTTGCTCTCAGTCCTGCCAGTGTCGCCATCTCTTTGCCTCCTTTTCCTTATAATATAATAGTTTAATAAGTTGTGCTTCTATTATAGCAAAAGATTTTCTATTTGTCAATAGCTATTCTTATATTTTATAAAATTTTTTTTGCTTTTATTGCAAAAGCGGAAATTGTATTGTATAATAGAGATTAACAAGGGAGAGTGGTTATATGAGCAATATCAAGTTACTCCGTGTTGAGAAAGGGCTATCGCAAGAGCAGCTTGCAAAAGAGGCACACGTTACTCAAGCGGCTGTGAGCCAGTGGGAATTAGGGAGAACTGCACCAGATAAAGATGTTGCCAATAAGCTTGCAGATTTTTTTGGTGTGTCTTTAGATTTCCTGCTTGGCAGAACCAACGACAGGAACACTCAATATTTTGCGCAAAATATAAGCAGTAGTAATGTTGTTCAAGGCAGTGGTACAGTCACAATTGGAGAAACAATTTCCAGAGAAGAAACAGAATTGCTCCGCATATACCGTTCGCTTGATGTTCGGGGTCGGGCGCGACTGCTGAATACTGCATTTGCTTTGGAGGACGAGAAAGAACCCGTCTGCCAAGGTCACGGTTGATAATTTGTCGGCGAGCTGTACAAAGAGCCCTCGTTGTTGACAACGGGGGCGGTTCATAGCGTTATTCCTAGAATTTCTTGGGTGCGCCGCGTTTGGGGTGGCAAGCTGCGTTATTGCTAAAAATATCATCGTCGCTGCAAGCCAGCGCACTCTTGATTTTTAGCGCTAAAAGCAGACTGGGTGTCTTGCTTCCTGCCTCAATCTGCGAGTAGTGGCTGCGGGATATCCCCAGCACGTCTGCAAAGGTGTACTGGGAAAACCCGCGGGAAATACGCAGTTTTTTTAATCTAGTTCGCATTTTTATCGCCTCCTTTCGTGTGGCGTTTAAGAGGGTGGTTTTTATGTCAGCTGCTTTTTCCGCTCGTTTTGCGGAACAGCGCAACAAAAAGGGGTTTACACAAGCACAATTGGCTGAAACGCTCAACAAAAAGCGTTCGACAATCTCCGGTTATGAAACCGGCGGCAAAGAGCCGGATTTCGATACACTCTGCGAGTTTGCAGAGTTTTTCGGCGTGTCTGCCGACTACCTTGTCGGTCTTTCGAATAACGTTGGGAATCGTGACGACGCTCTTTTTCAAGCTGATTCCAAGATAAAGGGAGCGTATCTTGCTCTGCCTGCTCCCCAGCGCGACACGGTGGTAAAAACGTACAGCGCGTTTTACGATATTCTTCGAGATGGCATGCTTTCTGACAGTTCCGAAAAGCTAAATATCCTGCTCGACCTGTTCAGCTTAATAGCCGAATCCAGAGAATACATTAAGGGAATAGTTTCTCGTTATGAAAAGCCCGATAGCCCTTTCTCAATATCGGATGTTTTAGCCGCTCAGAATAAGTTTAAATACGGCGTTGAGTCTTTGCTTGACCGTTTGCTTGAAAAAGATTTACGTGTTGCCCTGGGAGATAAGGAGGACTGATTATGGGAGATACTGTTCTTTTTGCCGCTGCCGAAGCTCTGATTTCTCGCGAGCTTGGCGTTGATACTGTTTGCCGCTCCGGCTGTGACTCTTGTTTTCTTTACGGCAATTCGTACATAGAGGTATTGCCAACCGAGCGCATAGTCGAGCAAGAGCCGCCGGTGTTTAATATTCAGTGGGCTGCGTCAGAGCGCCTGTCCGATATATGCGTATTTACGCTAAAGAATCGGTTATTTTGGGATTTTTACATTGTAAAATCATCTGTGATTGACTCTTGCTTTGGTGGTATCACCAATATCAGCTTGCCGCTGATAGAGCCGTTCTCACTGCATGCAAAAGTTGGCGGAATTAAGCGAGCCATTGATTTGGCTTGCAATTTATAAAATGGAGGTTTCCTTATGTCAAACAAAGTAATAATCTGCACTGGCGGCTTGAATAAGCCGTACCAAATTATCGACACCATCTTTGCGATGGATTCAAACACCGCAAAGGGCTGGGCGTCACAAGCCAATCCGGGCAAAGCTTTTGAAGGCGTAAAAGTCGCTCTCGAAAAAGAGTGTAAGAAACTTGGCGGAAATGCTGTTATAGACTGCCAGTTTGAGTACAGAAACGCCGTTGAAGCCAAACTCATCGGTAAAGACAATCAGGTGATTGAGATTTTTGCTTACGGTACAGCTGTTAAGTACGAAGATTAACCGTTTTGGGATTTGTTCTGCTCCCCGCGATTGCGGGGGGGTTTTTTTGGAGGGTT